TTCTTCCACTATGTGTTGCAGCGTCAAGAGTTTTATTCTCATCTCCTAATGCTACGGGTGCATCACCCATAGTAATAATTTCAGTAATAACTCCAGTAGTGGAATTTTTACTTACAGTTTTAACTGTGCTCTCAGATCTAACTGGACCTGAAAAAGTTGTTGTTGCCATAATTGTATCCTCCTAGTTTTGAACATAGTCTCTAGGCCGTCGACTATACTCGTCTATGTTCAAATTATTGTATAGTAATTTTTGTATATAGTAGATTTGTGAAAAGTGCAAGGTATCCCTATAGGGTGTAACCACTTTTTATATAATTCCTAGTTAGCTAGCAAAAAGATGAACTTCTAAATCTTTGCTATTTCTAGGGCTCTCTTGGTTTTTTAAGATAGATCTAATTACTTTTTTGATCTCATCTCCAAGAGCTGACATGTCTGGTGTTACGTATCCGCCGTTTTCAAGAAACATCTCGTTCCACTTGCTCTCGAGTTTCAGTTTCTTTGCGAACAACACCATATTGTTGTTTGCCATCATCAACCTCCTCATAGGTTATGTAAAAACTCCCTGTAAATTTTAACAGGTTCGGTTCCCATTCTATATCATTTTTTCCTAGATAGTCAATGATATGTCTATGTATCTGAACCGTATTTATAATCGCATCTTTTGTGCTTACTATAAATTCGGTTTTTAATTTATGAGTGTAGATTTTAACGAGGTATGAAAATTTCATGCTTTCTTTTATCATAAAAAAAGGGGGCTCGAAAGCCCCCTTTTAGTTGTAATACTTAAATGATTACGCTCCTGGTGATCCGAAGATACCTCTAGGGTCTGAGAATCCAAATGAATATCTCTCTCTAGCTTTGTATCTAACGTTTCCAGTAGTGAAGTCACCTTCCATAGCTGTTTTCACAGGTGATCTAACGAACATTTTTAATCCATTAGGCACATCTGTTTTAATGAAAAACGCATCAGTATCAGTTAAGAAATGGTTCACAGTATAACCCTGTGGAATCATTCCCATTGATCCAACTGCATTGATATCATTATCAGCTGTTCCGGTTCTACCTGCAGACTTCATAAGTCTTTCAGCAGTAAATTGAAGCTCTGAAGGAATAATCATTTTTACTCCTCTTGCCGCAATTTTTAAACCTCTTTCATCAGTGATTGCTGCGATGTCAATTAACGACTGCTCTAACGATGTTTCGTTTAAGTCAGACGCTGTTGACAATTCGTTTCTGAATGTACCAGCAACGATTGGGTGGTCAGTCGCACAAAGCTCCTTACCATCTCCACCAGCAAATGATGAACTGAACGCGTTGTTTAAAACATTCGCAGCTTTAACTTGTTTTGTGTTTGACATAGATCTTGCAAGAGCTTTTGTGTATCTGCTTGCTAATCTGTCATACAAGTTGTCTTCGATCGCTTCTTCAGTGATTGAAAACGCAAGTGCGATTGTTTCGTTTGTATAACGAGCTGTGAACGTTTCGTTTGCAGAATCGAATGTTACACCTTGGCCCTCAGCTTTTACAGCTGCATTACCAAAGCCTGATAACATTACTTCTTCTTCGAACGCTCTGTCTGAAGTTTCTACATCGTAGATTTCAGCATGTTCGTTATCATATCTATTGTACTCCAAGCCGAATAATGCATTCAAACCTGGCTCTAGTTCTTTAACTAGTTGTCCTCTTGTTATAGCCATATAGTTATCCTCCTATTATACGCCTGTAGCGGTTGAATAGAAATGCTCAAGAATGATAACTTTATAGTTAACATTCGCTGAAGCAAAATCATTGTTTCTGATATCATCAGAAAATCCAATAATTCTCAAGTTCGCAGTAGTCGTCGCTAAAGTACTATCACCTAACTCAGTTTTTGAAATAAAGTTTGGTGTAAGACCTGCTGAAACTGCTACGTCAGCGTTGTTGAACACATCTGTTTGTTGTGATGCACCACTATTGTCAGACTGAATCTCGTACACTTGGTGCGGACTGTCTGTGATAAATGCTTTAATATCTGTAGCGGCATTACTACCTCTAAGATTATTAGCAAATGTCGGTTTGCTAGTAGTGGCATCCGTAAAAAATACACCTTGAACTGAACCCAAAAGAGCTCCGTTGTCAGTAGCTGCTGCAATACCAACTGTTCCAGTATTAATAACTTTCATCAAGTCATTTTGTGAAAAAGCTGATGCACAAGCTGCGACTTCAAATTCTGTAAGTCCAGAGTTCATCGGTGTACTACCCAAAAAGCCAATTGGTTTTAATCCAAAGGCTGCATCTTGGTTAGCCATATTTGTTTTCTCCTTGTTAAAGTTTATTTTGTTGGAGAAAAATCGTTAAAAAATTAACTTTTTTTCGTACCACCAAAAGTTACACGAGTCTGCCTCTCACTATTGATCGGCATACTTGGGTGCTGTTCCTTCATCAAGTCTTTGTCGATGGCGTCTGTCTTATCTTGAGTCATTTTTGCAAAATACTCTTTTCGCGCCTCAACGACTTCATTCGGTATCCTTCCCAGCAGAAGGCCTCCTACTCCGATCACGCCCTTGTATTTACCTTCTTGTAAGACTGGGTAATCACTGTCTGGATATTCTTCTGCTCTTACGAGCTCGAAACCAGATCTTAAATGGCCAGACATGTTTTTAGTATCATCAAATCCTAAAACTTCTGCTCTTAACCATCTGTGTTTATACCCATCAGGTGCAGGGGGTGCATCTAAAGATGAGGGTGGAGTCCAAGTAGTTTTCTTAACTGTTTTAGCTCTACTTTGGCTCGCACGAGAAGATTTCATTTTTTCGTTTTCCATATGCCTTATACCTCCTTCGTGAGTTGTAATTGTTTCGCATATTCTTCTAATGGCACACCTAATTTTCTAGCGATTGTGACCTGTGACGGTGTGAGTCTCACAGTTTTGCGACTAGATTTTACACTTCGCTTCGCTGAAGCTACTGTTTGTGTGGGTTTAGTCGTTTCCGTTGTTTGATTACTATCAAACTTGTGGGGAAATTCAAGCCTTATTCTTTTATCAACTTCCGTATAATAATCATCAGATTTAGGATCATATCCCTCTTCTTCTGTAAGTTTTTTATGTATGTCAAAAGCAGTATAAGTCATAGCACTATCGGTTCCAAACCATCTGTTTTTAGAAGCCCATTCTTCGGCTTTAGGATCAACCTCTTGAGTTGGAGCCGGTGTTTCTAAAGTTTGTTCTCTAGTTTCACTTTGTGCAGGGATGTTTTGTGTTGCCTCTAACGCAGCTTTTTGTTGCGTGATCCTTGCTTCTTGAACACCTAATCTAGCTATTTCTTTTTGAGCTTCAACCTCAGACTTAATGTCACCTGCTTCTCTAGCTTGACCTAGTTTAGCAACAGCGGCCTCTATCCCTGATTTAACACTAGCTTCTAGTGATTGAACATAATCAGGTTCAATTTTTAATAATTTACTTTCAGCTGCTTTTTGTTTTTCAAGAACAGTTTTAGCATATCGTGTCGCCTCATCTCTTTGTCTTTCAGCTTCACGCATTTTTTTAGTTAGTTTAGCAATTCTTTTTTGAACGCCTTCACTATACTCTTTTAACTCATCTTGCTTTGCTTCTGGTTCTTGTTCCTTGGTCTCTGCTTCTTGTGGTTTCTCCTGTTCGCTAACCTGAATGTCAGGCTGCTCACTAGGTTTCTCAGATGAATCGACGGGCTGAATATTGTTTTCAGTATCTTTTTCATTATTGTCCTCCTTTAACTCTACGTCCACTTCTGGACCTGAAGTATCTATATCCACTATATCTGTATTTTCTGTATTCATTTTATTTTCTTCTGGCATAGCCTTCTCCTATGTTATAGCACGTGAAGCAAGGACTCTGGATCTGCGATCGTTCCTAATACTTCATCATCGTTTAATATGCGGACTTCTCCGCCTTCTATTGGTAGTCTTGAACCAGCATATCTAGCAAAGATTACCCAATCTCCTTTTTTGCACCACGGATCTGTGAACTTATCTTTGTCTTGATAACAAAGAGGACCCATTTTTAAAACGTAACCACAAGTGGTTGCAATTCTAAATTTATCTAATGCTTCTGGTGCAATAATTATTCCACCTTTAGTTTTTTCTTTTGGGGTAAAAGGTAAAACTAAAAGTCTCCAACCAGATGGTTCTGGTAATTGATCGACCTGATTTTTTATATTATCTGGATTTAATGGCTCAGGTTGAGCCTTATTTTGTTTTTCGTATTTATCCTCGAGTGCGAGTTTAATCTTCGGTACTTCCGAGTTTGATAACGTTTCCTTCATCTTCTTTTTGCTCCTTTTCGTCTAGCAGGTTAGAGATTTCCTGTAGTAATAGTTGATATGTTTTTATCTGTCCTAACATATAGTTGTATTTTTCCATATTGTCAACGCCACCTCCACAAATCATGTCGACTACGCTTTGCATGTTTTCTTTAATTATTTTTTGTAGCTTTGCTACAATAAATAGTCCGTCCATTATATTACCTTTCTAGTTTTCCTAATCGCTTCTTTTCCTCTTTTAAAAATAGAAGCGACTCGTGATTTACCCATTACTTTTGCTCTTTGTTCGCCAACTGTTAAGATTTGAATTTTTCTCGCAAACGGTTTACTAATCTTTTTAACCTTTGCCACAGTCGCCCTGGCGTCTTGCGGAGTCGCGAACTTAATACTGACAGTATCCTTTGGATTTTCATCTGTATATAATCTTCTTCCTGAACCTTTAGGCTTTTTTCCTGTTCCTACTTTTGGGTCTTTTCCCATAACTCATCTCCTTTATATGTTTCTCTATAACTTTACTTTGTTTTTTATGTAAAGCAGATGCTTTTTTCAGAGCCTTAGCAACTTTTTTTATTTTTTTTACCATTTAACACTTCCATCTTTTTCTAGCTTGTCTTAGTCTAGAGTTGGGATCTTTAGCTGCTTTCGGAAACTTTTTCATTTGACCAAGTGACCTTGCACAAAATGATTTACGTCTCTTCGCATCTTTTGATCCGGGTTTAACTTTGCCTGTTACGGCTGTTTTTAATTTAGAACCAGGGTTTAATTTTCTATAACGTTTGACCCCAGCCTCTGTCATGCCCGCTCCAGACTTTGTTGGCCTGAAATTCTTTTTGTTTCTTGCTGGCATTCTACTTTGCTGTCTCATTTTATTAAATCCTTGTAATATTTATCTAACATCTTTTTTGTTGATGATTCTAAGATAGGTCTGACTTCTTTGTAATTTTTAAATTTTTTCTTACCCGGTGCCTTAGTTACTTGTTGTGGCATCTTCGATCTGTTAACCACCATGTCATACCAACCCTTTGTAGTACTTGACGAGACTTGGGTTGGATACTTTAACACCACCAAGATCTCCACTGATGTAACGACCACGATAAGGCTCAGTAACACCACCAGCAGCTTTTTTAACCCTTTTAACAATGGTAGGAACATTAGTAGGTTTTGGTCCAACATTCCCAGCTGCTCTTTTTCTAGAGACCGCCGAACGCCTTTGACCTTCCGACATTCTTCTTGCCTTCGCAAGCGGAACGCATTTTGGATACTTCCTTTTCGCGTCTTTCTTTTGTTTCGACCTCCCACACTTGGCAAAAGATCCATCCTTTCTTTTAGATCCGATATCAACCCATTTTTGTTTGAACCAATCGTCGAGACCTTTTTTAGCCATATTATTATTTGTAACCTCTTTTGGCTAGTTTAGGTTTAATTCTACAAACTCTTCCACCTTTTTTAAATTTTTTTTCAAAATAAAATTCTGCACCTTTTTTTCCAATTTTAAAACCTTTAATTGTTCTTTTTTCAGGATCTACCTTAGTAATTCTAATACTAGGGTCAAACTCCATTTTATTATCTTCTATTTCTTTTTTGATATTATCACCCTTTTTTGGTTTCTTAAAAACTTTTGATCTATCTTTGGGAGAGAAAAGTTCTAATTCTGTTTTAGTTTTTGAACCCGGTAGTTGACGACCTTTTTTAGCCATGGTTCTAAAA